GCGATCCTTGTCTGGACCACCCCGTTATCTTTTAAAGACAAATCGGGACCTGAAGTACCACTGAGGTTAGACACCAGTCAGACATCAGTCATCATCAGCTATCATCAGTATTGTCTCAGGATCAGGAACAGCAAGACAGCCAACCAGATCACTAGAGTTATCTCGATCATTACCTGAGTACCTGACTACTGTAGTACTCATAGAGGTCATCAAGATCACTTAAGCCATCATCAGTTGTCTGTTGCTCTATGACAATAGGATCTGGTTCAGCGATGGTGGTTGTGTCACTAGTCCACTTCCAGTCAGCACCAGCCTGACCTAAGCCAAACATAAGACTGGAGCTGATGTTCACTGTAGTATCTTCTGATGTCATGATCTGATGTCTCTGTACGTTAGGTCATCACAGGTCACCGTCCTGTGTTGTGACATGAGGCTGGGAGTAGGCCTCAAGTCCACTGGTGTTCGGTGACCTGTGATGTTGGAACTGACGTATCGTCTGGGAGTTACGTCGTCAGTTTGGTTCTAGGATGGCACACAGGTACCATTCCTTCGTTAGGGGGTCCCTTAGTACCCACTTTTGGTTCACTGGGGCACACAGTGAACAGGTAGTGTCCATAGCGTGAACACAGGACCATAAGTATTGACTTATGAGTGCTTATAGCCCACGTTTATTGATGTATTCGCGGGTTACACCCAAGATATACAACTGAGAGCCAGGGAGATGACCATAGTAACACCATTGGTCGCCCCTGGCTCTCTAGCTTTTCACCTATTCACACTGCTTCTTACCTGTAGCTGGGTCATAGTAGCATGCGCCACCTACCTCACCCTCGTCATGTTCAGTGACCACTGAAGTCACCTCGGGTTTATCATCAGTGGCTACGTCTTCTGACGATGCAGCGTTCAGGATCCCGTAGCGTTTACCAGCTGCACGGAACGTCGTGCACCCTGAGGCACCACCATCGTATGCATCCATGTAGACCTTCTTGAAGTCTTCCCAGCTGACGTCATCCCCTACGTTACATGTCTTTGAGCATGCACTGTCGACGTACTGTGATGCCACGTTAAGCACCTTCACATGGTCAAAGACCGACAGTTCATTAGCTGTCTTACCTTTGATGCCCCACTCACGGAACGCATAGTCTTCCACACGCTCTTCACGTGGTCCGTCAAAGGTCTGGATGATGCGGTCATAGTAGTGGCTGAACACTGGTTCAATCCCAGATGACACATTGTCAGCTGACAGACTGATGGTCCCAGTGGGTGCAACTGACAGTAGGTGACTGTTGCGGATCCCATGTGTCTGGATGCTGTCTCGGATGTCCTCAGGTAGTGACCGAGCAAACGCACTGTCTAACATCAGTGGATCGAACAGTGGGAACGGTCCTTTCTCAATCGCCAGGTCAATCGATGCACGGTAAGCACCATCACGTATGATCTGCATGATTGTCTTGAAGACGTGTAGGAATCCCGGGGATCCGTACTCATGACCCATACCCTCGATGGCGTTAGCAACACCTGTGACACCCAAGCCCATACGACGCTTGCTCTGTGCCTCTAACTGTTGTGCTGGCAGTGGGTACACCGCACGGTCAACCACGTTATCCATGGCGCGTACAACGTGTCTGATGTCATCCTGTAGCTGCAAGTAGTCGAAGGACGCTGGCTCACCGCTGTGGATACCATTGCGGCTGACGTACTTAACCAGGTTGAAAGAACCTAGGAGACATGCGCCATTCGGTGGCAGCGGCTGCTCACCACATGGGTTGGTTGCTGCGATCTTCTCACAGTACCAGAGGTTGTTCTTCTGATTGATACGGTCAATGAACAGGATGCCAGGCTCGGCCCAGTCCCATGTTGAACGCATGATCTGATCCCAAAGAGCCTGAGCATCTACAGTCTTGTAGACCTTACCTTCGAAGACCAAGTCGAAGTCACCATCAGTCTTCACTGCTTCCATGAACTTGTCAGTGACACCAACACTGATGTTAAACCCTGTCAGTGTGGTGCTGTTGTTCTTCGCTGTGACGAACTCTTCGATGTCTGGGTGATCAACACGTAGGACACCCATCTGTGCGCCACGACGGTGACCAGCGGATGCGATAGTCTGACAGACAGCATCGAAGATACCCATGAAGGACAATGGGCCTGATGACTTGCTGTCCAGTGACTTGATCAGGTCACCACGGGGGCGAAGGGTGCTAAAGTCGTAACCAATCCCACCACCTAGCTGCATGGTCTTTGCTGCTTGCTTTGCTGCATCCATGATGCCTTCCATACTGTCTTCGATAGTCATAGACACAAAGCAGTTGTAAGGGGTCACACGGCGTGGAGATCCCATGGCTGACTGTACGCGACCAGCTGGTAGGAAACGCTGGTTGTACAGGATGTCTTTGAACGCACGGTAGTGTGGTTCACTGTCTTTTAGCGCATGTGCAACACGTGCCATGGCTTGCTTGAAGTCTTCCCCGTCTGCACGGTACTTCATTGCGTGGATCTCTTCAGAAATAGGTAGTGATGGGCCGAAGTGACCCTGGTGGTTACTAAATGTCATTTGGTTGTTTTCCTTCGAGAAGGTTGATGCGCATCTCGCAGTAACGCATGGCCTTCTTTAGATCAGTGATTTCAGATTGTACTTTGTCTTGTCCATCATAGAGCTTGGACCCAGCGCGGCTGACATACTTGATGACATTGCCACGCCAGAACTCCATGCCGTTCTGCATGATGAACACAATTGGTTCCACGTGCCACTTAGCGTAGTGGCTTGGTCGTCTTACGACTTCTTCCCCTGCCCCTTGTTCCAAGCTGGTATCCCCTTTGGTCTGCCGCCTAACTTGGCGTTCTGTGAGTTCTTGTTGATAGCGTCCCAGGTTTCACGGTTGAGACTGGAGATTAGGATCTTGTTTTCCCGTTCACAGACCTCGCGATATCTCCTGAAGTCTTTCAAGATATTGTCTTCATTCATCTTGTTGGCTCCCATAGTTTGATAGCACCCTTATCGACGTCCCAGTCTTCGTATCTCAGGATCCGAGCGAGACGCGCTTGTGTCAGTGCGTATTGGTGGTTCAGTTGTTGCTTTGCGTATGCCTGGACAACAGTGTCCCAGGTACACGCTCGTGCCAGTAGCTTCTCGGCAGTCTTGGCACCGACTGACGGACAACCTGAATATCCATCCGTCACGTCACCAGTCAGTGTCTGGGTGTAGAACCATAGGTCCGCATCCTGTTTACTGATGGTCATGAACTCGCCAGACATAGGTCTGTAGAGCTTCCCTGGTATCGACTTCATGTCCTTGTCATCGCTCACGATGATCGTGTTGTGACCTGGTGCGGACCCGAGGATCCCCATGACGTCATCCGCTTCTAAGAGCGGCTCACGATACCAGCGGTAGGTCTCCTGGATCCACTTAATGAATGCCGAGTAGCCTACAGGTTTCCTGGTCTTCTTGCGTCCACCTTTGTACTCAGGATCCAAGGTCTTCCTGAAGTTGTCCTTGTCGGACAGGCAGACAACAAAAGACCCTGTCTCCAGGGTCTCGCATACGTTGTCGATTGTTTCTTTGAATATGCTTTTAGCTTGCTTCAGGTCTGACGCCAGGGACCATATGTCGTCCCCCCAGTCTATTTCCTCTTCAGCTGCTGCACATGCTCGATAAGCATACAAGTCCCCGTCAATGAGTAGGACCGTGTTCGCCTCGGGCTGCTGCAAGTACGTTTTGAAGTAGTTCATCTAGCTCTGCCTTACTTTCCATGCCATGCTCCGTGATCAGCCAACGATTGCCCCAGGTATCCTCACCGCAGTTCGTCGTGATGAAGCCCTCAGAGGCCGCGAGAGCGACGTAGAAGGCACCTTCACGTGCGAACTGACTGGATACTGTAAAAGAGCGTCTCCACGCCCTGTCTAAGACAATGTAGACTGATACTAGAGCTTCTAGTTCTGCCCCAACCTCAGTGTGTGTCAGCCCAAGTTCGGCCCACGGAATATTCTGAGGTAATGGGGATTTTAGTTTTGAAATGGCTGCCTGTTTCTTGCGCCATTCGTCTAGCGATATCACCGACATTCTCAGCGATCTCCTGTGTACGACAGGCAACCTGGATCTCGTCATGTATCCACCCAACGATGTATGCATCGCCTTCGTGCTGCCTGTTGATTTCGTTGTAGGCCAGTTGCACCCACTTAGTGCATATGATTGCACCGCATGATTGCAGGAGTTGTGATAGCAACTTGTGCTCTGACCTGATGAACAGTTTCCTGCCATCGAGGCCAATCAAGTGACCTCTTTTGTCATGTGCTGCTTTGAGTCTTTGGAGCAGTGTTCCAAACGCTGGGATGTTCTTGTTAAAGTTCTCCTTGAGCTGCTTGCCGTGCTTTGCACCTTTGCCAGCTATCTTTCCGATCAGGGCATCACCCCCGCCATACATTGTAGCGTAAATAAAGGTCTTCGCCTGGTCTCTAGTATCCAAGCCAGCAGCCTTTTGATTGTGGGTATGGATGTCACCATCGAGGATCTGCTTGCCGTACTCACCACCGTCATTCAGGTAGTGGGCAAGGCACCGCAGCTCGAGGCCACTAAGGTCACTACCCGTCAGGTACCAGCCGTCGGGGACAGTGAATAGCTCACGACACTCACGACCATATGGCAGTGTGGTCTTAGGAACTTGTGCCAGGTTTGGTGACGAATGCGCGCATCGCCCGCTGATCGTTTTGTTGACCTGGATCTTATGCCTGATCCGACCATCGTCATCCTTCTTGCGTAACCATGCCTGTGGACCTTCTGCCAGCTGTCCCAGGCGTTTCTGCACTAGGAAGAACTCTGCCAGTTTCTTAGCCTCAGGATATGGTAGCTGACCCAAGACAGTCTCATCGATCTGAGCATGGCCCTTGTCTGTAAACTTGGTTGGCTTCCAGGCGTACTTCTGACGTAAGCAAAACTCTATGTGACGACGTGAGCTTGGGTTGAACGCTACCTGCTTACGTTTGATAAACGTCTCGCCTTTCACGTAGCCCAGCTTCGAGTTGTTGACCTTGGGTACAAACTCTTCAGTGACTTCCCAGGGCGGGAACAGCGCGTCCAGGCCTTGCTCTAGCTCGTTACGTTTCTGCGCAAGCACTGAGTATAGCTCGATTGCCTTAGGCTCATCAAACGTCCACCCGTTGTTACCAATGTTATGACAGATCTGTGCCATAGACATCGACAGGTCTATCGACTCAGTAGAAAAACCGCGACCCATAAGGTGATCGTATAGAACGCGGGTGACCTGAGTGTCCTGGACGCAGTAGTCCAGCATCTCTTGGCTATAGTTTTCCCAACCGCCATCGTAGTCATCCTTGTAATCGCCCAGGCGTAAGCCCCAGGCCTTCAGACTGTGGGATCCTGTTAATCTCCTGGGAAACTTCTCGGGATCCTTTGTGTGACGAATAACGTCTTTCTCTGCCAGGTTTGCTTCACACAAGCGAGACAGTATGAGTGTGTCCGTGACTTTGCCTAGTATCTCAAAGTTAGGGTACACCTTCTGGAGTGCGGGGATGTCGTAGTCGATGATGTTGTGACCAATGACTTCCTCAGCATTCATCAGCGTGAACAGTGCTGCCTTGATCTCGTCAGGGCCGTAGGTTTGCACCTCGTCGGTCTCAACGTGTCTCAGCACAATGCAGTGGATCTTACTGATAGTGTCTAATAGTCCGTCGCTCTCCAAGTCCCAGACCCAGCGGGTCACGGGGTAATTTCCTCTACCATCTGTATTCTCTCTCCTATCCAACGCATCACTGGCACCGCCATAGAGTTGCCCATCGCCTTATATCGAGGCCCATCAGGGCAATCTTCTGATGGTTTATTGCGGTATGGGATTTGCGTGTAGTTATCGGGGAAACCTTGCAGTCGTTCGCACTCAATAGGCGTTAGTCGGCGCACTTGATGACCATATTGCATGACATGGCGATCACCCGCGGTTAGCGTGTAAGATGTCCCACTTTCATCAATGCCAAATCCTTGCGACTTGGGCTGCTTTTCCTTCAATGCTTGCGCTTGTATTGCCACCGCAGTCGTGTGGCCCACCGAAAGCGTTGGCGATA